GACAAATAATCCTAATTTGTAATATGTCCTTCCTTTTCTACTAATAATTTCAACTTCAGACACTGAAGCTTGAGTATTTACGTCAGTTGATTTTCTAATTGTTTGTCCAACTAGATTATTTGGATCTCCAGAAATTCTTTCTGCAAGTACGATTTCTCTTCTAATAAACTGAGCAGAAGATGGTTTTAAAAGATATTGCTCAAGATCAATTACCTTTGGTGTAACTCCATACAAAACATTAAAAAGAATTCTAAAAGATTCTTCTGTTCCTTTTGATTGGTAAAATGCCTTAGATTCCTTAATAAAATTACTTACATCTAAATTAGATACAAAATCAACGTTTTCTAATCCAGGAGTAAGAGTGTACTTAATTTTTTTATAAAATTCTTTTAAAAATAAAGAACTTAGATTGGAAACAATTTTACCAGAAGTATGTGATGTTGCTGAAGAAGTTGAAAAAACTAATTCACCTGGAGCATTATCAGCATGATAAGATGTAATTCCACTAAATCCGCGAACACATCCGATAAAAGTATTAGTTGTTACTCCAGTGTAGGTAATGATCTCATCATCAATCTTAAAGAGTCCATATTGATTTGGAAACCCTTTAGTGCTATCTACTTGAATTGATGAACTTGTGCTAGTAATACCAACAGATAGAAACGTCTGACCAGTAATTACTTCAGGTGTTAAATTATCTAATCTTAAATATTGATCTAAATTATCTACAATATCAACCGTTCCACCAGAAAATTCCTGTGAAATATAATATTGCTTTAAAAATTCTGATGCCTTTGGACTCTCTGATAAAATATATTCTGGAAGTTGATTTTCAACAATCTGTTGTATTTGTACTCTTGTTTCAAACCCTGTTGCTATCATCTTATATCCTCTTTAGTTCCCCGTTTAGATAGTTTGAAGTTACCTTAAACCCAATGCCAGATATTTGTTCCCCAGAAGAAATTGTATCTTTAATCATATTTATGGTACTATCCGCAACACTAAAACTTAGATATAGATCTTTAAGTCCAATAACATCGTTGGATTCTGGGTATGCTTGAACTTGAATTATATTATTAGTTAAGTCTGTAGCAGTTATGTTGATGGTAGTTAAAAGTATTTCTCCAGTCGTATAGTCAATTGTTCCAGCAGATTTGATGACGACAATATTATCAATACCATTTGGATTTGGTTTAACAATTGAAACATCTCCCATACCACTACCATCTAGATTTCCATTAACATCTTTCTTAGGAACATCCGTTAGGTATACAGTGTCTGCTTCTCCAGAAATTCTAAATCCAGTGCTCTTAATATTAAATCCTTTTGAATTAATATGGAACTGATTTCCAAAGCAAAGTTCGTATTGGGCAAAGTCATTTACAGCAGCTTTTAGATTTCTTCTGATAATAACTCTGGTAATATTAGATGTAATCGCAGTATCAACATCATCAATAATTCTTACTAACTTACTGTACTTAAATCTACCACCAAACTTATTGACATCTGTTGATGATGAATAAGTTGTAAGAGCATTGGTCACTCTGGTTTTTAGATCATTTACATTAGAAACCTTAGGTGAATCATAATAGACTGCAGAGTCTATCTCTACATAAAGAACCTTGAGATCAATAATTGACTGGTTAATTCCTGTAAGAGAATAATTCTTAAGTTTATTTAAAATTTGTTGCTTGTCAAAGTCAGAAACATAATCACCATTCTTTGGTTTAATGCTGATTAAAACGGTTCCAAACTGAGGTGGGTCTAGTTCTTCTCCACCAACAACTGAAACTGATTCTGTGTTTGGATAGATTTGTTGAATAATAGATTCATAATCTCTTCCCGTTACTGCTCTATACTGTGATGAATACAGACGGGGAGCAAAATATTTGATGGAATCAATACTTTCAATCTCCCCACCATTGGATGATGATGCGGTAGTTACAACAGAAACTGTTGATGATGGAGTCACAATCTCATCAGAAGATCCTCTTAGTGATCCAGAGAAAGAAAAGAGTGATGCCCCATTACCATCTTTCCCATCAGTAACGATATAGGTTACGGTGATGATCGTTCCATTTTCTAATTTCTTACCAAAAATACCATCACCAAATAAAAGTTCGTATTTTTCGTCCTTTATTTCTTGAATCAGATATGTTTCCGATGTGCTCTGAACATTTAAAATATTATCAACTAATGTATATTCCCTCCCCAATCCAGTATCAGAAATACCCTTTACATAGACCACAATTGTTGATGTGTCAATAAACGAATTGTCTAATAGGAATCTCTGATCTAATGATCCATCAACAACGAATTGGTTACGAAGAAAAGTTCCTTGATAAATGCTGACATCGCTAAATGATGCCACACCTCCAGTTACAGTGGTCGTGATATTTTCTGGAACTGAAAAAGTATAGGTCGTGTCTTCAATGCCACCAACGCACACTAGACCTGCCTGTAAGGTCAGTGTTGGACTTGTTGTGGTAGTTGGCACCGTTAATGAAACAACCGCTTTAGACGCCGTTCTAGAGCGTGGTACGTATCCAATATTTCTTGCTAACGAGACAACGTTTTCTCTTAAAGATGCAGAGTCTAGGAAAGACTCATTCACGACCATGTTGGAATTAAATGCCGTGATATAAGTGTTATATGCTAGAGTATCAATTAATACAGAGAAGTTTGATCCTTCAAAATCAAAGTCTGTAAAATTTGAGTTCGCACGAAGATAATCCTTTATAGAAGTTTTGATCTGATCAAAATCTAGGTTGGTAAACTGTGTAAAAGGCATTTTATCTTGTTGCCTCTAGGATAAATGTAAATTCTTGAGTCGGGAAGTCTTGTCCAATAATGTCAAAGAATATGGTTGCCTCAAACTCATTAGTATCTGGTCTAGGAGTTACCTCAACAGAAACGTTTTCAACTCTGGTTTCAAAGTTGCGTATCGCAAGTTCAATTTGATTTTGTATGATTGAGGCAGTACCAAAATCAACAAATTCAAAAAGACTACTACGAACGTCAGATCCAAAAACTGGATTGAAGAACTTTTCTGTAGGAAGAGTCTCTACAATGTTCCTGACTGATCTTTTTATTGCGTTTTCGTTTCTCAATATCGGCAAATCCTTTGTGACCGGATGAGGTTCAAAGGATAAACTAATATCTTTAAACGATCTAGATATCCTTTGTATTGCCATCGGACAAAAGTTTCTTGCTTTATTTATATCCTATTTCCAAGGTGAACCATATGTTGGTTCAGTTCCATAACCCCAATCATCGTAATCTTCATCATTACGAATTTTCTCATGAAGTTCGGTTTGTTTTTTGAGATTGTGCTTGGGTGCCAAGTCATGATAAATTTCTTGAATGACTCTTTTTGGTGAGTTTATATTATAATCAGTGATTAATTTCGTGGTTCCCCACATCTCTCTCATATAATTTTGATCTCTATCTACGGGTAAATTAGACATTTTAGCTCCTGTTTTAAGTCAATAAAACAGAACTTTTATAAAGGAGGTTGCTATCTCCTTACTTCTATTTAACGATCTATTTCACGCAGAGAATATGAGTCTGAATTGAGGTATTTAAGTATTTCAAGAGCAATTAATTTGGGATTTCCTTCACCACAGGTGTATACATCTACTGCCAGGCACCCATTTTCTGGCCAAGTATGACAAGAAACGTGACTTTCGGCAAGGGCAATGACGACTGTACACCCTTGTGGAAGAAAACAGTGCGAAAAAGTGTTCAAGATCGTCATCTTCGCACGTTCAATACCTCTAATCATGACGTTCTGAAGAGAATCTACGTCATTGATCAGGTCAAAGTCAACATCATACACCTCTAGGAGCAGGTGTTTGCCCATTGAAAACTGTTTCAACTCAACTTTTTGGTAAAAATTTATTTATTTTGATTCTAAATCGGTAATTTGGTACATATAGTGATCAGATGTCTCAAATTTTCTCTTATTTTCAACTGAATAGACCGTTAAATCAATTTCATAACCTGGATTTTTACTGATTCTGTTAAAAGTCCAAGCATTATCATACCAAACAATGCGATTATTTGGATAGGCATAGTAATTTCCTGTTTCTACTTTGAATAAATGAGCACATTTATGCTCTGGAGTCTCTGAAAAGTTAAGATCTGGGACACCTTTGTTCTCCCAGGACCAGTCAAGAGTGAACATGTAGGATCCCACGACCTTTTTTCCATCGGGACGAATTAATTCTGCCTGTAATCCAGCGAGACGAGCACGTCTTTGAACGTCAATGTATGGGGAAAAGCAATCCCAATACATAATGTCCTCTAAAGGTTCAATCGGTGCGTCTGGTTTCCAGCAAAAAGCGTGAAGTGGCCTGCGAGTCCAATTCACACCGTTTTCTAAAAATGCCTCAAACAGAGGAACTCTTTTTTCAATGCTCGCAACAGAATGAACATCACATTTGGTTACTTCACCATGTCCCATTTTATGGTTAAAAAGGAATTCATTACGAATATAACAGGACCAATCTGGAAGACTATGGTTTAAGTAAGCCATGTTTAACCTTTACCTTGACCCCTATACTTTTTACGAGCATTATTACGAGACGAAGCGGCATACTTGGTTCCTGCACCGCTTCCCTGACGAGACTTTTTAGGGGTCCCAGGCATATAAGAGGAGTTCTTATTCAGACCGACTTTTGCTTTTGCTGCCATACATTATTCTCCAATAAAATTTCAGTTTCAATATCTTCAGGATTTGGAGAACCTGTCTGATAAAATTCAATCGACAGATCCTCCATCACATTGAAATATTCTTCTTCTGTAAGACTTGAATAAATTCTTCTTCCCTTACAGAGAATATTATATCGTTCGTTAGCCATCAAATGATTCTTGTCTTCTCGTGACCGACTCTGATACGAGGATCGCACCAGATTTCAAAACCTGCTTCCTTTGCATCCAAACAGAACGATACGTCTTCTCCACACATGTCCTGAACCTCACCAGACTCAAAGACTTGCATCTTTGGTGCAAACCAAGGATACTTCATCTCTGAGTGTTCAAAGACTCCGTTCTTAATCAACAACCAACCAAATCCAGCATAATCAACAGTGAATGGTTTCCGACGCTTTGAGATACTCTCAATGGTTTCGTGATTCATAACACCACCATTGTTACGGAAATCATCCTCTTCCATCCAGTGTGCCACTGAAGTCGTGCGACCGTCTTCCGTACAATACCATCCAGAAGCAATGTCTTGATCCATCAGAACAAGTTGCCAGAACTTTTCAGTATTGAAAACAATATCACTATCAATCCATAATTGCCAATCATATTTCAGTTTACCATCCCAGGGAA